TATGCTATCCTACATAGGTGGAAAATCAAAAATCGGGAAGTGGATTGTTCCATTCTACCCAAAAGACATGGAAACATATGTTGAGACATTCGGGGGAATGTTTTGGTGTTTCTTTAATATGGATTTGAAAGAGTTCCCAAATCTTAAACGAGTTGTTTATAACGACTTTAATCCGCTTAATTACAATTTGTTTATGTGTCTTCAGAACCCTGAAGTTCTGTTATCCGCAGTGAATAGAATTCCTTGTCAACAAAAGGGGGAAGAGGTTACACCACCGGTATATAAAGAACAGTTCAACACATTTCAAAAGGAAATCTTCTCTAAAGGTTTCACAATCAATTATCCTGATTATGATGTTGCTGCAAAGTATGCTTATGTCCTGACTCAAGTATTTAGCGGGTCCAAACCTGAGACATCATCTTTTATTGATTTGAAGGGTAAATATAAATCAAAATATCTTACATTTAGAGATAAGTTATCAAAACCTGAATGGGTTGAACACTTTAATAATATTAGTCATTTTAGATTGGGCGATTTTGAAAATGTCATTAAAGAATTTGATAGTCCCACAACTTACTTTTATGCTGACCCCCCATACTGGAAAACTGAAAACTATTATTCAAACCATGACTTTGATAGAAATGACCATGAAAGACTTGCTAATTCATTAAAAAATATTCAGGGAAAGTTTTCATTATCTTATTATGATTTTGAACTATTACATGATTGGTTTCCTGAAGAACAATATAAATGGGAAAAAAAAGAATTTGCAAAGGCTGCGGCGGCAAAGAAAGGTAAAACACAAAATATGGGAATTGAGTTATTAATTATGAATTATTGATATATTTATATAATAAACTTTTATAAAAAATGAAATTTACTAATTTATTAAAATCATTAATTTTAGAAACTTCTCGTTTTAGAATGTTATACGACACTAATGTTGAAGTTGAAGGTCAGAAAGACTATTACCAAATGATTGGTCTAAAAAAAGGAGTAACCCAAAAAGCTATCGATTCTAAAATAAATGCGATTAGAGAAAAATTAGAATCAAACCCTGAAAAAGATTCTGCTAAATTTGCAGAATTAAGAAAGGCTTTGGATATTTTAGGTAATCCTCAAAAAAGAAGTAAGTACGACGCTACGTCTGGTAAAAAAATTCCGTTTGATGTTTTTAAAGCTATCATTTTTGGGGACCCTGACACTAAAGTACCTCAGGGATTTGACAAAGAAACTGCCACATTTGAGGATATGGAGAAGATTAAGGTTGGTGCTTATACTCAGTGGATGTTAAAAAATTACCAAGAGCCAAGAATGGATGTTGAGGACTATGTGAAGGAAGACCCTAAACAATATCAGGCGGCGGTTAAAGAATATCGTAGATTATTTATTGAGGATATTGATAAATTAGGAAATGATTTATTAAAGTTCCATAGATTTAAAAATAGATTAACTGAAAAGGATATTAACAAATATACTCCACAAACATTATCTGTTGCGGTTGAGAGCTTCAAATTATCTAAACAAGATAAGAGTACTAAAGAGATTGAGATGATGAAAGAAGACCCATATAAATTCCCTGGGTCTATTGTTGATTTTAGAGGTCCTAATTGGACAGTTGTTAAAATCGCTACACCCCAAGATGCAAATGAAATGGTTGAATATAAAAATGCGGCATGTCATTTTGGAGGATTCTATGATATTAGTGATGAATATGATGAGACAAACTGGTGTACATCTAAAGTAGACGGAAGTTACTTTAGTCACTATATTAAAGATGGTCCACTTTATGTAGTTTTACCAAATGAATCAACTGAAAGAGGTAAAAAAACAGGTTTACCAAAAGAAAGATACCAATTCCACTTCCAATCAGGACAATTCATGAACAGAAGGGATAGACCAGTTGATTTAGTTCAAATGTTAAATGGACCTATGCAGGAATTGAAAAATTACTTCAAACCTCAATTTGCGGTGAATTTAGTTAAAGGAAATAGTAATAAAGTTGAGATTAAATATCCGGGTAATGAATCAGGTAAATTTGTTGCATTATATGGATTTGAAGAATTATTTAGTTCATTACCTGAAACAATTGAACATTTACTGATTGAAAATAACGGTAAAGAATCAATTACATTAAATGTACCAAGTAGTATTGGTAGATTTACTAATCTACACGCATTGTTATTAGATAATTTTGTTGAAACAATACCTGATGAAATTTGTAACTGTACAAATTTACATTTATTAGCGTTACCTAATAATCCTAAGTTACAATCTTTACCAGGTTGTTTAGGTGATTTAGATAACTTATCATTTATTAATTTAGAAAAGAGTAATCCTAATGTTCAAATTCCTGATAACTTGAAGAGAAGAATGGAAGACCAATCTGGTGGGTACTATTTTTTAACTGATATTTAATTTTTTTATATTATATTTGTTGTTTAAATTTTAGATTATGAATAATGTTGACGCTGAAATATATTTAAACAACCTATTGGGATTCTTTGAAAAAAATCCTAATGACCTTATTGACCTTATAGGTGAAATGAATAAGGCCGCTTTTTACAAAAAACTAAAAGAAACAGTTTAGGAAAACGCTGAAAAGGGTGATGAAATACAACTCACCCAAAAACAGCTTATTGACATTGTTGTTGGAATGTATGACGATGTTGTTAAGAAAGGTAAAAAAATTGAAATACAAACTCCAGTTATTAAAACAAATTATGGAACTATTTGGTTGAATTAGAATTTTAGTGTATATTTGTACTCACAATTAAACACTAAATAATATGAAAGACCTACAATTACTTAAACAAACAGTTCCATCACTTTTCCAAACAGAGAAACTTTCAAAATTGTCAGACCGTTATACTATGGTCCCCACGATTGATGTTGTTGACAAATTCATGCAAAATGGGTGGGAAGTCACTTCCGCAAAACAAGTCGGTAAAACCGCATATGGTAAACACCAAGTTCGTCTTCGTAACTCTGAACTACCACAAGTAGGAGATTCATTATTAGAGGCTGTGATTACAAACTCACATAACGGTGGGTCAACATTACAAATCGGAGCTGGTTTATACCGTTTGGTTTGTTCTAACGGATTGACAGTACCTGTATCTACTTTTGGAGATATGAAACAAAGTCACTTGAATTTGAGTATGAGTGATGTTGAGATGATTACAGAACAGTTTGTATTAAATGTTCCAAAAATCCAAAAGTCAGTTGACCGTATGATGGAAGTTACCATGAATACTGACAGAAAGATTGACTTCGTATCTAAAGCGGTTGGTATCCGTTGGAAGAACACCGAGGACATCTCAAGTTTAACTTTGGAGACAATCATCGACCCACTTCGTGACGGAGACAGAGAAGATAATCTTTGGAATACCTTTAATGTTGTTCAAGAGAAGTTAATCCGTGGAGGATTCATCAAACAACAAGGTCGTAATGTTCGCACCGTAAAGGGAATCCAATCCTTGACAATGGATAATATGATTAACACTAAACTTTGGGAACTTGCTGAGACCTACTGCTAATGGAAAATTTGTTTAAGTTAGTAAATAAAAAATTCTATGTCGGTCACTATCTCCCCTACAATTCGGTAGGGGAGATTGCCGATAATATCCTTGAAGAACCATTTGGTTTCAAGACTGACTATCTCGCACAAAAAAATTATTTTGATGGTAAACATTATGTTTATACTTTTGACAAATCTGTTAATGGTAGTGAGGAAGAGTTTTTGAAAAACTATGGTAATCCATTATGTGAAGTCACATTATATAGAAGTACTTTTGTAGTTGAGGAGGATGAGAATAAAATTGCTTTAAAGGTATTCTATTGTGGGAGACATAGAAAGGTTGGGGAAGTATTTTATCGTAAGAGTACTAAATTAAACTACATTTCATTTAATAAGAAAACCAATATCTTTACGGTTGGTAGAAATACTGAATATCATAAAAAAAGAGGTAAAGGTAAAGGCAGTGTTGCTAGAAGAAACTCATTTCCTATAACACTAACAACTGATTTCTATTATTCATTTATGAATGGTGCTGAAGATTCTAAAACTTACAGTGAAGAATTAATTAATGGGGTTAATGTATTTCTTTCTAAAATTGGAGCTGAAAAAATCACAGGACATATGGATTTACCTGTTTCTTTATTTGGATGTCTTTTAGATAAACAAGGTATTAAAAAATCAGATAACTGGAGAGGGTTCCATGGCATATTCCCAAAACCAACCAAAAAGGATTATGTAAAAAATGGTTTTAAGTTTGTCGATACTTTTATGAAATTACATAATGTGAATTCAGAAAAGGTTAAGAAAATATTACATAAAGTACAAACTCCTTGTTTCAAAAGTATTAAAGAACTTATTAGGGTATTTGGTAAAGATTTTATTTTACAAAGACCTGATGAGGAATTGTGTCTTGTTTTCAACGCAAAAAAAGATGAGACACCATTCTCACCACCATCATGTTTAGATAATTTCAAAAAAAGGGATTTGATTAATTGTTATCAAACATATCTTTTATCTAAAACAAATACAAATCTATCGGTTCATACTTTTTATGACCACATAAGATTTTTTGATAAATTATTTAATTACGAACCTATTAGATGGAATTCTAGAACTTTAAAGGAATTTAATGCTGAACATACCATTTGGTCAGACAAGGTTGATTTTTATACCAAAGGTAAATACAACCGTCACTATTCAAATGAATTTGTTGAAAAAGTTTCTAAACCAATTGAACTTAAAGACGGTAGAGTATTTACACCTATTGTATTACAAAAAAGTGAGGAATATGTTAATGAGTCGGTTCACCAATCAAATTGTGTGAGGACTTATCAGGATAGACCTGGTTCGTTAATTATATCACTTCGTAATGAGAATGGTGACAGAGCGTCTATTGAGTATCTTCCATTAATTGGTAATATAAACATTAATGAGGATATGAAACTGGTTATGTTTAATCGAGTTCAGACACTTGGAAGGTTTAACGAAAGTTTGGATGATAGTTGGGACGCCGCGATTTTTATTTTGGACCTTAGATTAAAAACCGTAAATATGAAGACGTGGGGTAATCCTACTGCAGAATTCGTTACAGGGTCTGGAAGTAAGGAAATCAAGTTTATGTTCAAGAAAACTGGGTATTTATCGTGGGAAAATATTCACAATGATGTATTCTGTGATTATCTTGATTTTTAATGACTGAAAAACATTTTACAATAGAAAATGAATTTTTAAAAAAATTTGGATTGTTATCATCTATTGAGTTTAGTGGTAATCATGATTTGAATCCTGATAAAATAGAAGGTAAAGGAGAATTAATATTTAGAAAATCAATTAATAATCAGAAGATTGAATATGTTTCAGATATAATTGTTAAGATAAAAGATTCGTTTTTTATATATTTATCATCTACTGACATGGACAAAAATTATAAGATGAAACTATTTTTTGAACCCAAATTTTTAGGTCAGACTAAATTATTTTTAAAATCATTAAAATGAAAAGTATTGTTTTATATACAATGGAGGGATGTCCACATTGTGTTGAGTTAAAGAAATTATTGGTTAACGAAAAGATAGAATTTGTTGATAGAAATATTGATGAACATAAAGAAGAATATGATTTGTTTGTCAAGTTGACTGAAAGTGAATTTGTTCCAGCATTTATGTTGTGTGGGGATGATTATAGAGATACTGAATTTTTTATTCCCGATAAGAGTTTTAAGAATATACATGAAGCTGTTAATATGATAAAAGAAAGAATATTATAATATGGAAAATATTACATCTAGCGAAATAGTTGAAAAAATTGATAATAATGAATCATTTATTGTTAAATTTTATGCCACATGGTGTGGACCCTGTAAAGCATTAACTGAAGAATTTAATAAAATTGATTCTAAGGTCCCGGTTTATGAATTTGATGTTGAGACTGATGTCGACTTTTCAAAATCGATGTTGGTTAGGAGTGTTCCTGTAATAAAATTTTTCAAAAACGGAAAAAATACTCATACAAATGTTGGGCTTATCAGTGGAAATCAAATATCTTTGATGACTGAACAACATATATTAAATGAAGTCTCTTAATTTTACAAAGAAAGGAATTTATTTTGAACCGCTCAATCAGTGGGAAATAAATAAAAATTACACAATCGCAATTTATCAGGGTACTCGAGGTGCTCGACCCGATTTAGATTTTATAGTTAAATGTAAAGAGGAAGGTAAACGACTAAGAACTCCATCACATACTCATTGGATTGTTGATTTAATTGCTAAGGCTCAATACGATAAGGGTAGAGTAAAATTATATGTTGAAGATATGATTAAACTTTATGATGAATGTGAACCTTTCAAAACTATTGAGGAAAGAAATTCTTACAAATTACAATGTTTAACAAAAGTTTGGATTGACCACATTATGTTGGAAGGTAAAGGGTATTATCCTTTACAGGTCCTAACTGCTTTAATTGAACTATTTTCAAAATGTGAGAAACAGACACCTGACGCATTTATGTTCAGAAACCTATTAGTGTTAGTTAAAGAGTATTGTGAAGGTAAGAAAGATTTCTATCAGATTGTAGGATACTCCAAAAGAGTTTAAATTACCTCTAACATTAAATTTTCCTTTTCTAAGGTCCAAGTATAGGTATCTAAATTATCAATTAAAGATATTCTTTCATAGAAGTTAGTTAAATCAAAATCGAAGTTATCTAATATTATTGACATCAACTTATTGTCATTATAATATGAATCTGTTTTAATTGAAACCAATGTGTATGAGTTTTCCTCTGAGTTGTATTCAAACCAAAACTTAATTTTTGACATTCTAAAATATGTTTGACAAATATCAAAAATCATCTTACAGTAATAGTATATTGATTTACCTAAATTTTTAGAATGACTATATTGAAAATCTGATATTAGAATATCATTATCTAATTTAATTGTGTCTTCAGAATTAATCTCAATTTCAACAACTTTATCCTGATAAGGTTTTTTACTATACTCAATTAAATCAATAGTGTTGAAATTTATGTTTTTATATTCATTATATTTTCCACAAAGACTTGTATAAACGTCTTTAACATTAATTACTTTTTCTGATGAGGTCTTACCCTTAACTACAAAAAAGTTTTGTAAATCTACTACTGTAATAATGGAGTCTGATGATAATGTATTTACGATTTCTTCAGATAATAAGTTTATAAATTTTTTTCTATCCATACCCAATGATATGAATAATAAATAATACTATAAATGTTATTTAGTAGAAATCTACAAAAATTTCGTTATTAAATTTTTCTAATAACTCAGACTCATTTGGTCTGTATGGAAGTTTAGGAGGTTCAATTTTTTCCATTAAATTATTAGATATTAAAAATTTTAAAATACTGGAATAATTTCTAAAAATATTTCTCATTTTTGAAGATGAAACTGTTTTGTCCTTTAAATAATTTAATAATGTTTCTACTGAATTATAGATACAGTCACTTGCTTCAATATATGAACGATATGATGAGTTTGGAGACCAACTACTTCTCCTAACTACTGAATCTTTCGAATCGATTACTTTACCAATCAAACTTCCAAAAACTTTATCCTCTAGTTCTTTAGATAATAAATCTTCATAACCGTTTTTATACATCCTAACTAAATCTGTTTTTAATGATGGTAACCCTTCATTGATTACTAATTCTAAAAATAAATCATCATTAATCCTATCTACTAAATCTTCTTTATTTGAGTTAATTTTTTCGTAATCGATATTATCTATTTCTTCTGAAAGTATATACTTTCTAAGTATTTCTTTTGAACTATTAGTTAGTAAGTCAAATATATTTATAGAATTATTCATAGGCGCTTTTACTACATGTGCCCCCATTAATATATCGATTAACTCAGTTTTTAAATTTTCGTCATTTGTGTTAAATATGTCAGGAATGTTATCGTAATCAAATGTAAAATAAAATTTTTCATCTTCTTCTTGTACATCCATTAACTCAGTATCAATTATGTCCCAAATAAAATCAGGATTATTTTCATACATCATATAAAAAATCTTATTCATGTCTTGGGACATATTATTATTAAATGGGTCGACATATGTTTCTAAATTATTTTTTTTAATCCAAGATATAAAATTATCTATCCCATTAAAAAATTTTTCTATGTAAGATTCAGGTTCTTCATCGTTTGTAATTTTTTGTACTATTTCTATATTTTTTTTCATTTTAGAATCAATTGATTCTTTGATATCTTTTTTATTGAAAAATTTTGATATTTTTCCCTTAGGTATTTTTTTCACCCCGAATCTTTTAATTGTCTCAAAATCTTTTTTTAAATCTTGATGATAACCTAAATTAACATCACCTAAGACTTCATAATCAACACAATTTTCATTAAAAGGGACAACGTCTAAAGTTGGATGCGACACGTATACTTCATCATTTCTAATCAAAAAAACTCTTGTTGGGAAACCTATCAAATCTTTCATATGTTTCCAACAGTAGAATTCAGGGTTTTCATCTTTGAATCCTTTAATATAAATTGTATCACCAATTTTAAATTCCATATTAAAAATACTCATCTATAAATCCATTTATACACTTAGTCATTTGATTATAGTCAGGGTAGCTGTCTAAATTGGGTGTGCGTAGTTTACTTCTCATACCATTATCCATGGCACTTTTCATTAATTGAAAATATGAACCATGATAACTAATACTATCGTCATTATATGTACTCTCTTTATTTTCATAAATCCATTCTCTCACCAAATGAAATACACATTCTTTCGCTGGATATCGTCTAGAATATACTGTCCTAGGTTCATGTCTTCCTGAATTTTTATTATGAATATTTTTTGTGTATTTGTATTCTTCAAACGTACTATTATCAATTACCTCACCGGTTAATTCAGACATAATATCATCATACCATTCGTCTGATAAAATACCACTATAACAACTTGAATGAATACTATATAAATCATGTCTAACATCATCTAATTCTTTATTAATCAAAAATACCATAGTATCTTCATCGTCTAAAATACGAGTGATTATTTCGTCATCTAACATAACAGTTTCTCTACCTTGTTCTTCCGCAATTTCTTGTAATAAAGATGTTGCGGCTCTTAAAGTTTCTTCCATTATTAGGTCCTTACGAATCCTATCATCAACTAACTTTTTGTTTTCAGGAGTTAATTCAAGGTATACATCTCTATATTCGTCATCTGTAGTGTCCCAAAGGTTCATATCGTGTTCACCATTAATAATTTCTTCAATGGTATTTTGACTAATATCTCCTCTATATGTCTCGAATAATTCTGAAAGTTCTTCTCCATCAGTATCAAAATAGAGCATGTCACCAATTTTTGTAATATCTGATAAATTACTAATTACTTCCCATATATAAGATGAGTCTGATTCGACTTTTTTATATAAAAGATAATTTTCATAATCACTCCAAACCACATTCATAGGGTCCAAATAATTAATCAAATTTTCTTTATCCAATAAATCTATGAATTTTAAGACACCCCCAACTGCGTGACCTAGATAATCGTAATCTATTTCACCATCTTCAACATTTTTTAAAATATTTAAAATTTTTTTCTGTCTATTCGTTAGTTCTGGTTTATTTTCTGATTCGTAAAGTTTCATATGTATAAATATTAAAAAAGGGAGAAATTCTCCCTTTTAAATTTAGTTATTGAAATATGGTTAATTATTTACCACATCCACATCCACCACCGTTGTTACCGCCGCCGTTTTTCATAATTTTAACTTTTTTACTTTTTATTTTTTTTATAGTATAAATCAAGAGTTTTTTTAATGGACTCTTGAATCGTTTGGTTCGTTAAATTTTTAACAACTCTTGGTTGGTTATTTTTTTCATCTTGACCATTTCTATTTTTACAACCGCATCCCATATGTTTGTTTTTTATATATTAATAAATATACCTTTTAAAGAAAATAGTTTAAATAAAGTTATATTTATTAAGGTATGGGAATTAAAATTTTAAATTTAGTCAAGGAGTTAATTTCTGAAAATGATGAAAGTAATGAAATTCACATTACTCCTGAAGAGTATCGTGAGTTACTAAGATTCTTTTCGTATGATGGTAAATTAATTAACAATTATAAAAAATACAAAGGAAAAAAAATAGTAATTGACGGTGATTTAAATTTGGATAGAACCCCACTTAAAGATTTAGGAACAATTACTATTAAAGGTAGATTAGATGTTAGTAATACTCAAATCAAAACATTAGATGGGGTTACTGCCACTGGATATATTTCAAAATACAGTACACCACTACAAAAAAGGTTGGACTATTTAGAGTTTCAAAAGAGATTAAGAGCTCAGGAAGAGATTAGACAACGAGGTGATTGGGACACGGACGGTAATTTAGATGATTTGGGTAAATGTGCAAATGCTCTTTTCAAATACCTAATCCTAACTGAGTTTGAAGAAAAAGAACCAGGGGACTCCCAAAGGTTAGAAGAGTTGTATGCTGAAAAAGAAAGAAGAGAACAAATTGAAGTCGAAACTGAAGATGATGAAAACTTGAGAGAGTTAGATAGTATAAATGACGATATCAGTGAAATTGAAAATAGAATTGACGTTTATGATTTACTTCCTGATGGTCGGAATTATAGACTTCGTGGGTTTAGAGTTGCAACACCTGATGGGTTAAGTAAATCGATATATTATGTTGGTGATGAATATGATACTGAAATTGGTGCGATAGAATCAACACTTGATTCATTTGACGGTGCTGGAGGTGTTGAAAATGCTGTTTCTGAATGGTTAATCCGTGATAATATTGATGAGGAATCGTTAAAAGATTATTTCAGAGACGGTGAATATGATACTGTTAGAGACAGTTTAGAAAGTTTTTTTGATGAGGATGAATTTGAATATTCTGACCCGAAAGTTGCGGAAAGAATTGACGAGATTGAAGAACTACTCCAAGATTCTAACGGATTAAGTCAAGAAGAATATGATGAATTAAACGAGGAATTAGACGACCTAAAAAATAGTGATAAAGATGTACCTGAACATTTAATTGACGACAAGGTTGAAGAACTATTGAATGATTTGGTATCTGACCCAATAGACTTAATCAAAAATTATGGATTAGAGGTTTCAAATTTTGTTGATGAAAAAGACATTGCAAAACAAGTTGTTAGGAATGATAGTTATGGGTCTGTCTTAAATTATTATGATGGAAGTGAAGATAGTGTTGAATTTGATGGAGATACTTACTATATTTTTGAAATAGTTGAATAGCTGTGACAATTACAAGTAAGAAAAAAAGTCATTTTAAATTAAAAACAGATTGGATAATATCGGAACCAATCGACTATGAACACAAATTTTATTTGTTAATGGATTTTATCAAACACTGTGATGAAAAGATTGATAAATTTGAATTATATCCATTAATGACGGAGATATCATTACATCTTGCAAACATACAATCAATAGGTAATGAATTAAAATATATTACAGTAGATAAAAAATTTAAAAACTCTGACGACGAAATTCTACTATCTGAACTTAAATTTAATGACATACCAAATTTATCAGACTCCGAGTTTAAAGAATTTAATAAAATAATTGAACTAGCGTCATCCAAACTACTTCAATATTTTAATATAATTAAGGCGGTTTGGAACTTAGTTTACGAGACCATATCAATTAAAGTGGATGAGAATAATTTTGATTTAGATTACGAGAATGGATTTTTCTATTCAATTAAAAATCAACATGTGAATTTATGGAAATATTCGGTTAAACAAACCAAAACTAATCTATTAGAATCTCATATGGATATAAAACATATATATGAAGGAGATAGAGGTGATTTAGAATTATATGTTGATAATTCAAAACCAGTGTTTGAATTAACTTACACAAATGATTTTAATATGAAAACAACTTTGTTACCAATCTTCAAAAGAAAAGTACTAAGTTATTTAATTCAGAGTAGAAAAATTGTATCTATGAAAAATATTAATTAATTTTGCCATTATGGGATTTAATAAGAAAATAGTCAGTCCTAAACAAATTGAGTTAATTGAACAGGACTTAAAAAACATTAGATATTTTTTAAAGGCGGATTGTATTATTTTTGAAACTCAGGAAGTAAAAGAAAAATTCAAAATATATGAGAAAAAATTTAACGAAAACTGAAATACTATTATCAAAACTTGAAAGTCCAATTCATATAAGTTATATTTCTGATTATATCTTTAAACTACCATTAGAAATTAGTCAGAATAAGATTGATGAACTAATGGGACAAGGATTAATCGAAGAAAGTAAATATGGAAAAGGATATTATGTCAGAAAAAGAAATGGTTAATAACCCCGCTCATTATGGGGGAGTTTCAAACCCGTATGAAGCGATAAAAGTTATTGACGCTTGGGACTTAGGTTTTTCTTTAGGGAATACTGTTAAGTATATCTCACGAGCCGGTAAAAAACACAAAGAGAAAGAGTTGGAAGATTTAAAGAAGGCTCTTTGGTATCTACAACATCACATTAAAACATTAGAAAATAAATGATAGAGAATTATATTAACCAAGTAGTTACTGGGGATTGTGCTGAGGTGATGAATGGAATGCCTGAAGGGTCGATAGATTTAATTGTTACATCACCACCGTATGGGGTAAACATTGCTTACGATGTTCATAATGATGATATGGAAATTAGTGAGTATTTGGAGTTTACTCGTAAGTGGATGACTGAAGCTTACAAGGTTTTAAAAGATGATGGAAGAATTGCTTTGAATATTCCTTATGAGATTAATAGACAAGCTAAGGGTGGGAGGATTTTCTTTGTATCTGAAGTTTATCAGGTTATGAAGGAGATTGGGTTTAAGTTCTTTGGTGTTGTTGATTTGGAGGAGGATAGTCCACATAGAAGTAAAACAACTGCGTGGGGTAGTTGGATGAGTCCGTCGAGTCCGTATATCTATAACCCAAAGGAATGTATGGTTCTTGCTTATAAAAAACACCACATTAAGAAAGTTAAGGGTGAACCACAATGGAAAGGAGAACCAACTATAACTGAAGAGGGTAAGACCAAGATTGTTTATCAGGAACAAGATAAGAAAGATTTTATGGAGTTGGTGTTTGGACAATGGAAGTATTTGAATGACTCAAGACCAATGACCAAAGCAACTTTCAGTATGGATATCCCAACTAAGGCAATTAAAATTCTTTCATATAAGAATGATATTATATTAGACCCATTCAATGGTAGTGGAACAAGTTGTGTGGCAGCGGAAATTTTAGATAGACGATGGATTGGTATTGAATTATCTGAAAATTATGTAAATATTGCAAGAGAAAGGATACAAGGGTTTGTTGACCAAAAGAAACAACAAAAATTAGAATTTGAAAACGGGGGTCGATGACCTCCGTTTTTCATTTATCTGTATATTTATAGTAAAGTTTATTTATGGAACAAGAGATAATAGAATTAATGACAATACAGAATCAATTTCGTATTTTCCATTGGCAAACAAAATCATTTGCAAGACACAGTGCTTTTGGAGGTATCTACGATAGTTTAGATGATTTGATTGATAAGTTTGTTGAAGTATGTATGGGTAAACATGGAAGACCAAATTTCCAAGGGGGAGTTAGTGTGTTACTATCAGATTTAAAAGAATTAAACCCAATGGAATTTTGTAATATTACTAACGATTTTTTAATGGATTTAAGTAACAAATATGATTCAATGAGAGATTCTGATTTGTTAAATATCCGTGATGAAATAATGGGTGAAATAAATAAATTAAAGTATTTGTTAAGTTTAAAATGACAAAAGTTAAATTTATTACAGAATCTGAATTAAGACGAGAACAAAGTGTTAATGAACTAAAAAGTTTATGGCCAACCCTTTCACGAGAAGAGAAAGAGTTTGTTTTTGAATGTATGTTGTATCTAACTCCTAATAGTAAAAAAATATTAAGTGAGGCAAAATGGTATAATACAATTGGAGATATTGTGGGTATATTCGACCCTACTGGTATCGTTGATTTAATTAATGGAATCTCTTATTTCAAACAGGGTGATAAGTTTTTTGGATTATTATCATTAATATCTGCAGTACCTTATATTGGTGATTTAATTGCTAAACCTTTATTATTAGGAAAGGTTGGTAAAGGTACTATGGGAGCGTTTAAAGCTGCCACTTTAGCCAAGGATACTACTAAAATGGCAAGTATTGCAACTAAAGAGGGTGGAGCTTTAGGTAAATTAGTTACTGAAGCACCAACTTGGGGTTCTAAATTATTAGGTATGTTGGAGAAGGCTAAGAACATTCCATTGGTTGGTAGTTTGTTTAGATTAATTGAACAATGGGTTACTTTATTTAAAGGAGCGAGTGCAGAAGTTAAGGTTGGGGCGAAAATTGCTGGTAAGGCTGAAGGTCTTGCGGCTAAAGAAGCGGGACAATTAGGTAAGGTATTAAATAATAAGGCCGGAAGACACTTCAGAGATTTTGGTATTGAAAACTTTGGTAATGCTACCAAGTTTTTTAAAAAATTAGGATGGTGGAGAAACCCACAACTATCAATGTTAATTGGTAAAACTAAGGCTTGGGCATCTTTTTTAGATTATATGAATTTGGGTAATTTTGTTGGACCTGAAGAACTTGCAAATAGTATGGGTGAAGAAAAAGTTAGTGAAGAATTCGAAAAATATGCAGAAACTGAAGAAGGTAAAGAAGCTTGGAAAGATGACTTTTCTAAAATTGATTCTAATTCATCAGAAAATTCAGAAACACAAACGTCATCGAATAGTAGTGAAGTTGGTGATAAGGATAAACAAGACCCATTAGGTTTCTTGATGAAGGCAGTTTCTTTAATATAGAAGTCTAATTTTTAACCCTAAATCTATTTCATTTTTACTACAGAATCCTGCGGGAACTTCTAAAACGTATTTACCTCTTGAACAGAAATGTTCACATTGATGTTCTTCACAAGGTTGACAATCTTCAAATATGTCAATTATTCTAAATTTTTCATCTATAAAAATAATATCTAGTGGGATTATACAATTTTTCATCCAAAAACATGTGTAATCTTTTTTAAGTATGAAAAACATCCCACCAAAATTGGTAAATGTTTTATCCATCATACCTCTTTCAATATTCGCCGCAGATTTTGCAATTCTTACAGGTATGATTTTATCACCAATTTTTATATTCATAATTATAAATATTTTTTTTTTGAAAAAAAATTGATATTTATTTGATACTACAGAATATTTGCCGTAAGTTTGTAAAAGATTTGACACTTACAGGTGATGAAAGATACTCGGTAGTCAAATTGAAAAAAAAAGTTCACAAATAACTTGACAAACAAAAATGAATGTCGTAAATTTGTAAAACAAAAACACTAACACTAACACAATGACAACAACAAAAGACGTTACAGGTAAAGAAATTACAGAAGGTGCAAAAGTTATGTTCATCGGAAACAAAAACGGTCAAACAGGACTTTTGTTCGGAACTGTAAAAAAAATTACTCAGAAAATGGTTTTTGTTGATGGTGTTGAGGGTGGAAGACAAATCTCAAAGGAGAATTGTCAACGAATGGTTAGTTTGATTGACTAAACCAATACGTTCTTTGAAAAAATGATTATCCATTCAGTAGTTGATTATGAAACCTTAGGGTTGATTATGAGACATTTAATCTGATAAACGATAATGGGCCGTGTATGGTCCTTAAATAAACTACGAAAGTAGGATAAAGTGGTCTCCCTTGTGTTGAGGGGACTGCGGCTTCAGAGATGGAGCTCAAGTACACAAGTGGGATATCACCAAACCGTAAGTACCGAGGATAACTTCGTAGGGAAAATGGTAGGGTGACATGGCAAAGTAGATTGTCAGGTTGAGTTCGGAAGAACAATAAGAATAACCCATAGGAACTCTGTAAGAAATGTGACCATCCAGTTACACTATTGCGGGTCCCAATATGATAGAGGACTTAAAACCGAAAGGTAAGATAGAGAACGAGTGGTGTCGCTACTATCCCTAAGGACGACCTACCAAGGTCTCTTTATGAAGTAATCTTGGAATATGGAGGTGGGGACACTTCACGGAGTAGTTTAGTATTCTGTCGCTCAAAAGGAGACAGAGCTTATGTTGGACCACTACTCTGACACATCTACAACACAACCCTAAAATTATGTAAATAACAAAGGAAAAGTGTCCATCAGGTTTGAGTGAAAGGTGACTACATAGTAATGAGCCGTTCATTGCACACAAAGACCCCAAGTCAATGTGTATTGTTACGAAAAACCTTTAATCCCGCAAGGATGAACTGGGGTGGCAACCTCGGAAAGAGTTAAGTACTGATAGAGTAATTCAAACCTCAAGGAGTGGTAGACCTAAAAGACCGTCACTGAGAAATACTACCCAAAAGGTGGTGGATACGAAGGGAAAAAATAATCCTTCCAAAGTTTCTTAACATAAGCTGTAATCTCAGGCTTTTCTAATCTTACCTGTCAATCGACGGGTTTTTTTATTTAAAGTAGATAATTACTAATATGTCAATACTAGAAAACTTAAAAGAGGTGTTACCTGAATGGTCTAAGATTACCGTAAAGGAATTACCATATAAAATTGAATATGAAATTTATATCCAACCAACAATTACTGATGAAGAACACTATGAGTTAACTCCTAGATTAAAAAAGGCTTGTGAAGGAAAATATATGGAAAGGTATACTAAGGAGATTGGTGAACATTTTTATATTTATACAAAAAAATAAATTAAATGAATTTAAGCCAAGTTGAATCTGAGTTTATTAAGATTAAAAAATGTATAAAATCTGTGACCCATGCAGGACAAATACCATCGTGTGAAAATTTAGTTAGTCTATTTCAGAAAAAACATTTTGAAGATGAAATGGATAACGTGGATGAAATGTCGATGGAATCTGAAATTAAAACACTTGAAAAATTAATAGAAGATACTAAAGAAAAGTTCTTGTAACTTAAATTTTAGTTTTTTAAGGTATTTATTTGTTATGAGAGTTATCGTGCGCGAATCTAATTTTAAACATTTCTTAACTGAGGAGAAAGGTGTAAGCGAATCAGCAATTTATTTAACTAATTATATTTACACTTTACTTGAACCTTATGTTATCGAATCCATTTCCATAATGGAACAAGATTCGATTGATTTAGACCTTGGGTTCCAAAATTTGAAAAAGGTTTATAAAAACGATACTGAACTATTTTTAGATTTTCCTGTTGAAGAACTTGAAATAGAGTTTAAGTTTTTACCTCTTAAAAAAACATTAGAAGGGGATTTACCATTCTCAACAGGGGGAGGGGCTTATGACATTGAGGATACTGAAGGGAATAATTCATATATGAAAGAACCATCATTTGAGTTACCTAAAAAAATATTAAAAAATATTGATTATACTATTCATGGTAAATTAGATTTTGATATTGTCGTTGACATCAGAAAGTTTGATGAAACAATGATTGACGATTTATTAAATGATTTTTTAGATACTATAACTCATGAATTAAACCATTTGTATGAATTTTATAAAAGATGGCAGTCCACGGGTGTTGGTAAGGTTTATTTACCAAAGTCATTTGCTGGAAGTGTAAATGTTAATACACCTAGAAAAATATTCAGAGTGTATGAAAATTTTTTAAATTACATGTATTATTCTGAACCTTGGGAAATTAATGCTAATACACAAGAGGCTTATTCTAAAATGCAGAGAATGTCATTTGAAGAATTCAAGGAGACGAAACAATGGAAAATTGCCGATGAGATGGAAAATTATTCAGCTGAGCAATTATACGATGAATTAATAAAAACAACTGAAGAAAAGTCTCCTGACGCAGTTGATTTTCACATAAAGAATTTACATAAGTTTTATCTAAAACAATATAAGTCTTTGGCAATTGATGTACTTAAAGATGAAATCAAAGTTATGGAAGACCAAGTATTTAAAACAAAAAATTTATTTGAATTATTCAAAAAATATGAAAAAAGAATAAATGATGCGGGCAAGACTTTGAAGAAAAGATACATGAGACTTTTAACTATTGAAAGAGATGGGGAATAATGAAATCAATAAAATTAACAAGTTTATAAAAGGTAAAACTTTTGTTTACGACCATCGTGTTAGTTTCAGTGAAAAACCTGTAAAGGCTTACTATCAATTCCATATTGATAAAGTGGCTCAGTTAATAAGTATTGGTGAAATGAAAGACCACCTTTTTGTTTCGGTTAAATTGGTTAATGGTGAAGGTATGGTTAATTATTACTTATGTGCTTTTGGTAATAAACAAAAGATGACAGGAAGAGAACTTGTTAATAAACAATGGTATGAGTTTAGTGTTCAAATTGATAATGACATTCAAAAATTCCTTAAATTTTTTAGTATTGATATGCCTGTTGTTGTAGATAACTTCGAATTTACCCCTTCAAAAGATTTTGTCCCATTAATTAATTTGGAAGATAAAGAATAATGTCGTATCTTTGTTCCCATTATGAGTAAGAAGGAACAATATCAGCAAGTTTATGAAGATGACAATGCGGTTACCGTTTGGACTTATGATTTAACAAAGTTCAAGAACGGACCAATCTCTGTTGAGATTAAGTATAAGCATCCACCTGAAAAGAAACAAACCAACCGAGAGAGACTCTCCAAAAAGAAATAATATGCGAGTAATAATGTTAGACCACGATGGAGTTATCTGTCTATCCAATAACTGGGGGTCACGATTTAAAAAACAAACAAAGGCTAAAAGAAAATTGAGTCAAGATGTAATGACATTACCTGTTGATGCTCGCTTTGATAACTTTGACAAGAAGGCAATCAAGGTATTGAATGAAATCTTGGAACAGACTGGTGCTGAAATCGTTGTATCTTCTGATTGGAAACGTTGGGCTAATGTTGAAGAAATGGGTGACTACTACGAAAAACAGGGTATCATCAAACGACCAATTGATTTTACAGATACTTTACTTGATGGGTCAAGAGTTACATGGACCCGAAATTGGGATTTGGAAGGAACAAGAAGTTTGGAAATCCAAGATTGGTTATCAAACCATCCCGAAGTTACACATTGGGTGGCGATTGATGATTTGGAGATGGGGAAGACTGGACTACGTTACTCAATGGAATATGAACACGAATGGGGACTTGATAACTTTGTTTTAACACCTTTGAACAATGAGGGTATTAAACAGGTTGGTATTAAGGATATGGTACTATCTTTTCTTAATGACTAATATTTATTATTAATGGAACACTATATTAATGAAACCAAAAAAAAATCATTCACAACGATAATCCAAGGACTAATCGATTCTACTTTAAACGCTTTGAAAGAAGAATCTGATGAGTGGGGAATGGGTGAGATGGATGAACTTGATGAAGTCAGTTCGGTGGAGAATATAGTTGTTGATAACATTGATAAGACAGTTTTTACGGTAGTTTCAGTTACCATACACAAAAACTCAAATAGACATGATTTTGATAATTTAATAAATGAAATTGAGGCTAGAATAAGTGTTTGGATTCCAAATATCGAGTTATATGTTAATGAAATAATAGATGATAGGAAATTTGGTCCTGGTATTAATTGGTAAATTTTTTTTTTAAAAAAAGTTGTCATTACAAAAAATTCAGTTTATGTTTGTAAAAGAAATGAAAAAACCAAAAATGAATATTATGAACAAAAAAAACAAAAACCAAAACAGTGAGTTGATTGAGAAATTGAATGAAATCCAATCACAATTAAATGATGTTAAATCCGATGCGGGTATTGTAGTTGAGGAAGCCGACATCGTATTCACAAGAGAACAACTTGAAAGATTCTTGGCTGAATATACAAGTAAAGTTAATGAATTCATCTTTGATGAAATGTATAATTCACTTGACCACGAAACTGTCGTTACATTTGACGTAAGTGGTAATATAATTACACCAACCATTGATGAAGATTTGTTAAGAGAAACTTTCAATGATGCGACTTATAATGTTGATTCAAATGTTATTATGGAATTTGCTGATGAGGCAATGTCCGAAGTAATGTAATTTAAAAGAAGAAGTAGCTCAGTTGGTTAGAGCAGAGTACATTATGTCACTTGTGCCGTGTGGTTCGAATCCCTCCTTCTTCAATATCTAAAACCGAAGTTTTCTTCGGTTTTTTTTGTTTATATAAGAATGATTTTGTAAATTTGTAGAAATAAATAATTAAGACTATGAAAGGATGGTATGAAACAAAATTATGGGTAATAAGTGTAATTGACTCTTGTACCCACCCATTACAGGATATTGCTTGTCGTAAGTTGGTTAAGAATTATTTGGCCATGTATGAAAAACAACTTGGTGGACCATCAGGGGACCTCTACCGAGCAACCGAGAATAGACTGAGAATCGCGATTGACGAAAACAGATACAACAGATTAATTAACCAATAAAACTTAAGCATATGTATAAATTGAATGAACAGTCATTAGAGTTTGTTAAAGTTAACAAAGTTAAATTTTTCTCCAAGATTGGAGTTATGACTATCTCTTTGGCCCTTGTATCCTCAATTGCTACGTTTATGTGGACCAAGACTCACATAGTACAAACAATGACAGAGTACGAGAAGGTTTTACTTGTTGAAGAAGTTAATAAGTTTTCTGAAGATAAATTTGTTGAAAAGTTAAAAGAACTTGGGTTCAAGTATCCTCATATTGTTATGGCTCAGGCAATACTTGAGACAGGTAACTTTCAAAGTGCTGTATTCCAAGAGAACCATAATTTGTTTGGAATGAAAGAGGCGACAAGTAGATTGAATTTAGCAAAAGGAACGGAAAACAATCATGCGTCATATTCGAATTGGGAGGACAGTGTTTTAGATTACGCCCTATGGTGTTCAACATACGCCAACAGAGCAAACTCTGAGAATGAGTATTTCCAAATCTTAAACAGTCTTGGATATGCTGAGGATGGAACATACGAAATGAAATTAAAAGAGATTATTACTAAGTATGATTTGAAAAATAGATTTGAGTGATATATTTATAAATTATGAAATATATTATTTCTGAATCACAACATAGAAGACTTATCGAATCTGTTAAATTTGATACTATAACAAAAGTATCTACTAATTGGTTCAAAAAACAAATATCTCGAGGTGAGGACCCACATATTGATGGGTCCTTACTTATGTTTTTAGGTATTAAAGTTAAGTTTAGAGGTTATATTGCTATTATGGAATCTCTTACAAATTTTTTGGGAATTGAAACTGCGTATAATGTTGGAGTTGAAAGAAGTAAAAAAACTTTCGACACAAATGATTACCCTAATATTGCGGGAGGGTACGACTTCAAATTTACTCTTGACCTTAATAAGTCTGAAACTACACAATACGAATTCGATGTTAAGGTATTACCTGGAGCTGAAGTAACATTGATTACTGATGGCTCAACTCATGAAATTAAAGATATTGTTGATAAAGAAGATATTGGATGGGAAATCGAAAATGAAATGGATGAAATTATTGATGAAATAGTGATTAATGAAATTGCCCATTATTCAGGATTTTTTACCATAATTA